CTAAATCTTTGATAGAATCTCGTGGAATTGATACTTCTCGTCTTGTGGTTGTCAATGTTGTTACTATTGAAGAGTTTCGTGGAAAGGCACTCAAAGCAGTAGACCTGTACTTAAAAAAACCTGAAGGAGAACGCAGACCGTGCATGTTTGTGTTAGACTCTTTAGGAATGCTTTCGACTGAGAAAGAAATCACTGATGCACTCAACGATAAACAAGTTCGTGACATGACTAAATCGCAACTTGTTAAAGGTGCATTCCGAATGTTAACTCTTAAACTAGGACAGGCAAATGTTCCACTCATTGTCACAAATCATACATACGATGTCATCGGAGCTTACGTACCAACGAAAGAAATGGGTGGAGGTTCTGGACTCAAATACGCAGCAAGTACGATCATTTATCTCAGCAAAAAGAAAGAGAAGGATGGAACAGAAGTGGTCGGCAATATTATCAAAGCTAAGACTGCTAAATCACGTTTGAGTAAGGAGAACAAAGATGTTGAAGTCCGTTTGTATTATGATGAGCGGGGCCTTGATCGTTACTATGGTCTTTTGGAACTTGGTGAGATTGGTGGACTCTGGAAGAATGTAGCAGGACGCTATGAGATGGATGGTAAGAAAATTTATGCTAAGCAAATTCTTGCAAACCCAGAGGAATACTTTACTGAAGAAGTAATGCAAAAACTTGATGAGATTGCAAGGGAAGAGTTTAGTTACGGTTGATTATTTTTTATGGTTCTTATAAATGGAAAGTGTTGAACTTACAGTTTTAAAAAATTTAATATTTAATGAAGACTATTCTCGAAAAGTAATACCTTTTATAAATCTAGAATATTTTGAAGATAATTCCCAAAAAATTATTTTTGAAGAAACTGTAAAATTTATTTTAAAATATAATTCTCAAATTACAACAGAATCTCTTTTAATTGAAATATCTAATAGAAAAGATATAAATGAAAGTGATATTAAATCTTTAACTTCTTTAATTAATTCATTCGATTATCAACCATCCGATCAAAAGTGGTTAATTGACATCACTGAAAAATGGTGTAGAGATCGTGCCATTTATTTGGCTTTGATGGAATCAATTTATATTGCTGATGGTAAAGATGAAAAGAAGAACCGAGATGCTATTCCTTCAATTTTATCTGACGCTTTAGCAGTATCTTTTGATAATAATATTGGTCATGATTATCTATTAAATTATGAAGAACGATATGATTATTATCATAGGAAAGAAGATAAAATAGAGTTTGATTTAGAATATTTTAATAAAATTACTAAAGGAGGACTCCCCAATAAAACTTTGAATATTGCTTTGGCAGGAACTGGTGTTGGTAAATCTCTTTTTATGTGTCATGTGGCATCTTCGGTTTTAGTTCAAGGTAAAAATGTGTTGTACATTACTCTTGAAATGGCAGAAGAAAAAATTGCCGAAAGAATTGATGCTAATTTATTGAATGTTCCTATTCAACAATTGTCAGAATTGCCAAAAGCAATGTTTGAAAGTAAAGTTAATACACTTGCAAATAAGACACAAGGATCTTTAATCATTAAAGAGTATCCAACTGCTTCTGCACATTCTGGTCACTTCAAGGCACTTCTTAATGAACTTGCTCTTAAGAAATCATTTAGACCTGATATTATTTTTATTGACTACCTTAATATTTGTGCTTCCTCTAGGCATAAGGCAAATAGCTCTGTCAATTCTTATTCGTATATTAAGTCAATTGCAGAAGAACTTCGCGGTTTGGCAGTGGAATTCAATGTTCCCATTGTCTCTGCTACCCAGACTACCCGCAGTGGTTATGGCAACTCTGATGTTGAACTTACTGATACTAGTGAGTCCTTTGGTCTCCCTGCTACTGCTGATCTTATGTTTGCCCTTATTAGCACTGAAGAGTTGGAGAATTTAGGTCAAATTATGGTTAAACAATTGAAGAATCGTTATAATGATCCAACAATTTATAAGCGGTTTATTGTTGGTATTGATAGGGCAAAAATGAGATTGTATGATTGTGAACAATCTGCTCAAAATGATATCGTTGATAATACTGAGTATTCAGAATCTAATGAAGATAAAACATTAAAAAAAGAAAAATTTAATGGGTTTAAATTTTAATATTGTTTGGTAAAGAATTATATGTTCTTTACCTTTTTTATTACCTATAAATAAAATCACGAATAAAAATATAATTGATGAAAAAATTATTTAAAATATTGACAAGTGAAAGAGTTGAATATAATAAAAAAAGTATAAAAATTTTTGATATGTTGAGATATTCATCCCATATTAGTAATATTTTGGAAAGTGACAAAAATAATTATATTAAAAATATGTGTTTATTTTTGGGAAAAAAAATAAGTAATAATACAATCTTTTTTATTGATGATGAGAAATTTGAGCAGCAATACGAAAAACTTGAAGTATTTTTTGAGTTTATAAAAAGAATAGATGCTAAAAATAAAAATATAATTTATATTGTAAAAACACAAATATTTGCAGACTATTTTGAAAAGTATGGAATAAAAAATTATATATTTGAACCATTATTGGAAGTTATTAATTTTTATTATGGGTCTTTCAGAATAAGAAAATCTTTAGTAGGTGATAAAATAAAAGATGTATCATTTTGTTCATTGAATGGTACAAAAAATCAAGTTAGAGAATTTCTATTGTATAGATTAAATGATTATAATTTGTTACCTGAGGGATATGTTACTGCATGTGGACAATTTTTTCTCGATTTAAATGGTGAAGTCAAAAACCATATATTTGAAGATAAATTTTTTGATAAATTTTATTATGATGAAGGTCATAAATATTATCAAGATAAAAATTTAGTAAATATTCTTTATATTGATAAAAATATTCCAGGAAATATTTTTTTAACTGTGGAGTCATTTAATTACGATAAAATAGAAGAATCATTAAGACCACTATATACTGAAAAAACTTCTACTCCATTTTTAACAAAAAGATTGCCTTTAATTATTGGATATATGAATATTATTGAAAATCTTAAAATGGATGGGTTTGATATGTTTGATGATATAATTGATTATGAATATGATAAAATTGATCACATGGACTATCAAAAAAAAGTTGATCTTTGTATAAAAAATAATTCACATATTCTTAAACATAATAATTTTTATGATAATCCAGAAATTGATGAGAGATTGGAATACAATAAAAAACATTATAATGTGTGGGTAGAAAATAAAATTTTAAACTTTGAATCTAATATAGAAGAAAAATTAAAGTTATTTGTTTAGATATATTATGGAAGATAAATTTATTACTGGTAAAATAGATAGTAATTTAATTGGGGATTTTAAAAATATAGATTATCCTGGAAGAAGGCAATTTAGGGATGATGAAACTGTTGAGAGGTGGAAAAATCTTGGGCATTTGTATGTAAATTATACTGGATTTATTCGTGAAGAATATAGAGGTCTACCTGATTGGTGTAATTTAGTACTTGATGAAATAAAAAATCAATTAAAAATTTATAATATTTCTTGCTCTCTATATCGTATGCCTCCAGGAACAATAATGCCAGAACATAAAGATGCATATTTGAATTATAAAAAAATATTTAAAATAGATGATGTGAATAATATTTGTAGAGTATTAGTATTTTTGGATGATTGGAAATCTGGGCATTATTTTGAATTGAATGATAATCCAGTGATACAATGGAAATCTGGAGATTACTACATGTGGACTGGAGAAACACCACACATTGCTGCTAATATTGGAAGAGAAAATAGATATACAATGCAGATAACTGGAACTATTGATCATGGATGAAAGAAGAGCCGTTATAGATGAGTTAGTAAAAAATTATCCTAATTACTGCTCAACCTTTACATTTAAATTGAAAAAAGGTATACCTGGAGAAGTAATACACAAAGAGGGTTTTGTTAACTGTTATATGGATGTAAAAAATTATCTTATTTACATGCATATTGATAAGTGTGCGAGTACATCAATAACTACTGCACTAAGAGATCAAAAACCATATTTTGTAAAAATGGATGATATTCCAAAATCTGAAGAATTTGCTAAACTTTTGGTCCAAAAAGAATATACATTTTTTACTGCAGTTAGAGATCCAATTTCTAGATGGATGTCTGGATTGAATGAATTTATGTGTAGATATAGACCTCCAATTAATTATGTTATTGAACAACTTAAAAATAAAAA